TAGACATAATAGTGTACATATTCCATTGCAAAACAATAAGCGCTACTACTCTAAAGAAAAAATTGACTACTTTGCTGTTTGGAGCGAGTTTTTTAGCGGCTGGTTTGTTTTTAAAAATAATGGAGAAATGCAGTCAATTAGAGTTTCACTAACTGGCAAGAATAAAAAATATTTTAATAACTTTGCATTTGAATAGAATTTTTTCGTTCATAGTTTGTTTGATTTGAAAGGCGCTTCCTACTAGGTGGCGCTTTTTTTTTATCTTTGCTTTAAATAATAAAATATGAAAATCAAAATTATTAAAGATGTCTATTCTAGTACTGGATGGCGCAAAGAAGGAGAAATAATTACACTAGATTCTAAAGTAGCTAGACACTATATCCAAAAGGGAATAGGTATAGAATATAAAGAAGAGAAGGCAGCTAAAGAAACTAAAGAAGCTAAAACTCCAAAAAAAAGAATCACTAAATCCAAGAAATAATGCCTCAAGCTAAAATAACAGCTACTACTGGATCAGAGATAGTTACAGTATCTGATGCTAAAAACTTTATCAGAATAGATACTAGCGATGATGATGCGCTGCTAGGTAATATGATAAAGCAAGCACGCATCTGGTGCGAGAATTATATAGGTAAAGACATTGTAGCAAAAACCAGAAAATATTATTTAGAAAAAGCCAGCAGCAGGTTTGAAATACCATTTTCACCTATCGCCAGCATTGCCTCAGTAACTGTAGAAGGTGTTAGTTCTAGCTATACTACTTATGGAATAAATGAGGATATTATTGAGCTTGATAATTTAGGTACAAATAAAGAAATTATAGTAACATATACTACAGCTGGTTTAGATGATGCGCTTTTACAGCAAGCTATTTTGCAGTTTGTTTCAAGTATATACGATAATAGAGCTGACTTTATAGTAATGCAGGGAGTTTCTTTTGTTGAGATTCCTACTAATGTAGAGCATATTTTAGCTCCTTATAAAAATGCTTTTATTTAATGGATGCTGGCAAATTAGACACTAGAGTAGAAATTAAAACTCTAAGCAAAACAGCCGATGGATTTGGTGGCTTTACATCTACAGCTAGCGTAGCTGCAACAATATGGGCATATGTTAGAGAGGTTAAAGGAGACATACAAACTAATGAATATACCAGAGGTAGATACTTAGATATTGATATTATTATAAGAGATAAAACTTTTGATGCTAATAGTATAAATGAATCTACTATTTTAAAAATTCAAAGTAAAGCTGGAGATTATAGAATAACAGGTATTTTTGAAGGGTTTAAAAATAAATTTGTTAAAATATCAGCAACAAAAAGAGATTAAATGCAGCTTAATAAAAAAGATTTAAAAAGGTTACAATTTCGCTTTGAAAAATTAAGAAGCATAGATAAAAATGTTTTGCATACTGAAATAGGTAAAGGTGCTTTATTTATGGCTAAAGATATAAAAGATGATGCGCCATTTAAAACTGGTAATCTAAAACGAAATATAAAAGCAGTAGTAAATAATAAAAAAGCAGAAATCAGATCTGATGCGCCCTATTCTGGATATGTAGAATTTGGCGGAGGTAAACCTAGAAGGGGAGGAGTTATACCTTTTTTCTATCCTAATGTAAATAAAGGTATTAGGGAAATGATTGACAGTATAGATAAAAGAATAAAAAAATTACTAAATGAATGAAGCTATACATTTTATAAGACAGAAGATTATAACACTTCTAACTGGTGCAATTACAGTAGACAGCAGTCAAGTGCCTGTATACAATAAAGTGCCGCAAAACGCTTCAGAGCCATTTATAAAGGTATATTCTGTAGATACTGAGGAGATAGATGAAAATCAAACTTCATTTAATGTTATTTGTACTACTAGGATTGATGTAGTTACTTCTTTTGTAGGTGATACTGGAGGAGAGCTACAAGCAAATCAAATAGCTTCAAGCATAGTAAATATAATTAGGACTAGATCTAGTGGCTATTTTGATCTAAGCGCCAATAATTTTAATGTCTATACTAGCACTATAGATAAGATTAGATACTTAGAAGATGTAGACCAGGATAAAACATTTTATAAAGCGATAATAACGCTTGAAAATAGGGTACAAAAAACATCATAAATAAATTAAAATGAGATATATAAGCAAACATATAAGCTGGGGGGAGGCGATAAGGTCAGCGACAGCAAAGAAAAAAGAAATAGAAAATATTCCAGATGAATCGGCTATACAAAATATGAAAAAACTAGCAAAAAATGTATTTGAACCGCTTAGAGAATGGGCATCAGAGCCAATAAAAGTAAATAGCTTTTATAGATCGCCAGAGCTTTGTGAAGCTATAGGATCAAATGGATCTACAAGTCAACACACTAAAGGTCAAGCTATTGACATTGATGCTATGGGTGATAAAACTAATGCAGAGTTATTTCATTATATAAAGGATAATTTAGATTTTGACCAGCTTATCTGGGAACATGGAGATGATGATGAGCCAAATTGGATTCATATTTCTTATGTAGGAGTGAATGGTAATAGAAATAGAGTATTAAAAGCTATAAAAAAAGGTAAAAAAACTACATACGAGTTATATGCTTAAAATGTTATTATCACTTTTAGGAAAAAGCGAATCTGGTCGTTCTAATATAGGAGGATTAGCTTTAGATATTAGAGAAGCTATAAAAGGTAAGGAATTAGATCCGCAGCGTCTTATAGAGCTGCAGGCAGAGATTAATAAAGTTGAGGCGCAGAATCGTAATATATTTGTAAGTGGCTGGAGACCAATGGTCGGCTGGATTTGCGCAGCTGCTTTTGGTTTTCATTATATAGTAATGCCATTACTTATAGCTTATACCGATATTGAGCCAGTTGAATTTGACACTAATTCTCTTTTTACTGTTTTAATGGGTATGCTCGGACTTGGAGGTTTAAGAACTTTTGAGAAACTAAAAGACAAAACTAAATAGTGGCTAAAAATATTACATATAATTATAGAAAAAAATCAAAGAAAAAAAGACCTGGCATACATAGTAAAAATGCTAGTAGGACAAAAGGAAGCAAGGGGTATAAAAAAAAGTATAAAGGACAAGGTAAAAATTAAAAAAGTATGGCAGGTACTAAACAGCTTTATAGTGCAAATCACTATCATAGATTGTCATTTGGTGATTTCGGTTTTAGATTATTGGATGAAGATGCTACTACGTCTACAGCTGCAGGAGAAAATTTTTGTACCATTCACTGTTTAAAGGATTCAGTTTTAACACTGACTTCTAATATAAGCTCTGGAGATAGTTCCATAACAAGTTTAGATTTTAAAGAAGGTCATATAATATATGGAGATTTTACCAATGTTTCTATAAGTGGCGGTATTGTTATTTGTTATTTACATAGATAAAATGGCTTTAGGAAACTCAAACAACAATGCAAGCAGGTTAAAAAGCGTAACTAAAATAAGGACTATAATTAAAAAATTCACTGATGAGCTTTGGGATTTTAAAAACATAAATTGGAATATCTTAAACTCAGAATGGGATGAGTAAAAATTAGTAAATTTGTAAAAAATAAAATATGGGTACAACGCTCACTGGTAAAAAGATAAAAGATACTTATAAATCTCTAGTAAAAGTTACTGATAATACCGAAGCTGGATCTAGCGCCAAACAGCTATCAGATGGAGATGGGAATGACTTTGGGTTATTTATAGATACAGATGGCGTAGTAGGTATTGGAGCTGGAGCTACATACTCTTTAGATGTATCATCTAAAAGTGATGGAATAGCATTACCTACAGGAACTAATGCCAATAGACCTACAGGATCAGCTGGTTTAATAAGATATAATAGTACTTTATCTAAATTAGAATATTTTGATACAGGGTTTAAGCAAATAGCTTCTGAAACGTATGTAAATACCCAGGTCACAAACCTAATAGATTCAGCTCCTGGTGCTTTAGACACCTTAAACGAAATAGCTGCAGCGTTAAATGATGATGCTAATTTTAGCACTACAATAACCAATTTGATAAACGACAAAGAGGATACTATAACAGGCGCAGCCACTACTATAACTGGTGCAAATTTAACAGCTTCAAAAGCAGTTATTTCCAACTCTTCTGGAAAGGTAGCAGTTAGTACAACTTCTGACACTGAGCTAGGTTATGTTAGTGGAGTCACTTCAGCTATACAAACGCAAATAGACGCAAAAGAAAATACTATAACAGGCGCAGCTACTACAATAACTGGCGCTGATCTTACAGCATCAAAGGCGGTTATATCTAATTCATCTGGTAAAATTGCTGTTTCAGCTACTACATCAACTGAGTTGGGGTATGTTAGTGGTGTTTCATCTGCTATACAAACCCAGATAGACAGTAAACAGGATACTGTAAGCGCTGGAACTGGAATTAGTATAACAGGCGTAACTATTAGCGCTGATTTATCTAATTTAGTAGATACAGGCGCATTGCAAAGCGATGCAGTTACTGCGCCAAAAATAGCGCAATTTGATGATAATCTAAATGCTTCAGTGGCTGGCACTGTTTTAATATCAGATGGAACTGATTTTACAGATGTAGCAATGTCTGGAGATATTACTATTAATTCTAGCGGTGTTACAGCTATAGGATCTGATAAAGTAGATGGTAGTAATATTGCTGATGACTCTATAGATTCAGAGCATTATGCTGCTGGAAGTATAGATGAGGAGCATTTAAACGCTACTAATTCGCCAACTGATAACTATGTTTTAAGTTATGATAGCGCTTCTAGTGGTTTTACCTGGATTGCTTCTAGTGGTGGCGGAGCTACTACAATAAATGTAGAAACTTTTAATGGTAATAATTCGACAACTGCTTTTACATTATCAAACACTATAGTAAATGAAAACAATTTACAAGTATATATAAATGGAGTTTATCAGTCAAAAAGTAATTATTCTACAAGCGGAACGACTTTGACTTTTAGTACAGCTCCAGCAGCTGGAACTGGAAATATTGAGGTCACTCATGCAGTAGCTATAGGAGGGACACCTAGTATAGAAGTAGATACATTTAATGGAGATGGATCAGATACAACTTTTACACTAACAACTGAACCAGCTAATAAAAATAATCTTCAAATTTATATTGATGGAGTTTATCAAGCAAAAGCAAACTATTCGACAAGTGGAACAACTTTGACATTTACAACTGCGCCACAAACAGGAACTAATAACATAGAAGTAACTCACATAAAATTATCTTAAATTTGTAAAAAATACAAAATGGCAATAACAAAAGTAACACATGACGTATTAGAGGACAGATATACAGCGCTATCAGCTTTAGGTAGTGGAACTTCTTTTGCATTAGATTTTAGCACAGCTACAACTTTTACAGCATCAGCAAGTGGGGCAGCTACATTAACTTTTTCTAATGCAAAACAAGGACAAGTAATAGATTTAATAATTACAGGAAATTTTGCCTTGACTTTTGCAGAGAGCGGATCTACTTTTAACAAGGTAGGTTCTACAAACTATGACGGAAGTGGTGATAATTTAATTCAAATAGTATGTACGGACGATTCTAGTGGTTCTAAAAAATATCACTATTCAATAGCAACTTACGCATCTGACACAACTCCATAAAAAAATAATATGAAAGCAAGAATAAATAAAGATAACGGACAAATAGTAACTTATGGGCGGCTTCCTTTAGAATGGAAAGATGAAAACGGATTGCACCTAAATTTTAGAAAAACTGAAGATGCAACTGTATTTGGTTTTTATGATGTAGTAATTCCAGAACACGACAAAGTAACTGAAGGACTATCAGAAATTAAGTGGAACGGCAGGAAAAAGATTTTTACTTATTCAGTAGTTAAAAAAGATGTAGAAGGTACTTACGAACACAAAGAGCCAATAGTTGATGAAGATGGCAAAGCAGTTTTAGATGCAGATGGAGAGCCAACTTATAATGTAACTACAAAACCTATCCACGATAAAGACAAGCTAAAAGCACAATTTATAGAAAGTATAAATGCTGAAGCAGGTAGGTTGTTAAGTCCAACTGACTGGTATGTAATCAGAAAGGCAGAAAGGGACGTAACTATTCCAAGTGATATAGTAGGTGATAGATTAGAAATATTAAGTAGAGCAGATGAATTAATAGCAGAGGTAAACGCTTTAACAACTGCTGAAGCATTATTAAAATACACATTTAAATTTTTCCCTGTCGTTATAGAAAAAGAATAAACTATGGCTATAAATAAAAGATTAATAGCAGGTGCGCCAACAGGTGGCGGTGGTGCTTGTACTACTGACACATTACAAATATTAGGCGATTCATCTTGTATTGCTTATTATAAAATGGCAGATGCTACGGATGAAAGTGGCTCTTATAACGGAACACCTACTTCAGTTGATTTTAATGTAGAAGGTAAGTACGGATTAGCAGGTAGTTTTAATGGAACAAGTAGTCAGATAAATTTAGGTAATTCTCAACCTTTATCTGTAACTCAAACAGGCGAAATAAGTATTAGTTTGTGGGTAAAAACAACAGATGATACAGCTTACCTTTATGCTAAAGGAGATGATAGTGCAGCTAAATACGAACATAATTTAGAATTACTTGCAAACGGTACATTAAAGTCGGCTATTTTAAATAGCGGAGCAGGAGAAGCAGCTTCAGTTACAAGCACAGCAACAGTTGATGATGGTAATTTTCATCACGTTGTAGTTACAATAGATAATGGAAGTTCAATGTCTTTATATATTGACAATGGAACACCTGTTACTACAACAAGTTGGTCAGGGAGTGTAGCATATCAATCTACTGTGCCTTTTATGTTAGGTGCTTTTGAAGGAATACCTGCTGCAAGTTCAAAACTAAATGGCTCACTAGACCAAATAAGAATATTTAACAAAGCAGTTTCAGCCACAGAAGTAGGCACTTTATATAACGAAGTACAATGTGCAACTGCTATTACTCCAAGTGAGCATTTTAGTACAATTACTTATACAGGTACAGGTGGTTCACAAGCTACAGGTTCTTTATCTAATCAAGTGGGTACAGTAAATTTCCAGCCAGATTTTACTTGGATAAAATCAAGAAGTAATGGAACAAGCCACGAGTTACACGACTCTGTAAGAGGCGAACCAAGTAGAATTTCTTCAGATGCAACGGCAGCTGCAAGTACAAGTTATAATGGTTTTGTTGCATTAACTTCAAATGGATTTAGTTTAGATGGTGCAGGTAGTGGTGGAGAAGTCAACACTAGTGGAAGAACATACGTTGCTTGGAATTGGTACGCTCCTACTTCTTTCAGTTATTCAGCAAGTGGAAGTCAATTAGCAACTACAGGTAGATCTAATGCGGATGCAGGGTTTAGTATTATAAAGTATACAGGAGGGGGTGGTTCTAAAACAATTCGCCATAATTTATCATTACCACCAGAAATTACTATTATTAAAAAAACAAGTGCAACAGAAGATTGGTATTATCAATCCGAAGTTCAACTTGGTGGATGGAATAAAAATTTAAGATTAAATACAGATGATAGTGAATCAACAAGCACAACTCTTGTTACAGGTGTAGATGCTTCTACAATTAGTTTAGGCAGTTCTACTGCTGTAAATGGTACAAGTACCGATTATATTGCCTACTGCTTCCACAACGTAGAGGGTTATTCTCGTATCGGCTCTTATGTGGGAACAGGAGCAAGTGGTAATTTTGTAGTGACAGGATTTGAACCTGCTTTTGTGCTTTTAAAAAATACAACTACAACAGGTTTAAGTTGGACTATAATTGATAATAAAAGGTCTCCTTCAAACCCAAGAAACCTTGCGCTTTTCTCAAACTACAATATAGCAGATTATACTCAAACAGACGGATTAAATTTCCATACTAATGGTTTTGAGATATTAAATACTACAAATTGGATGAATAAAAGTGGAGATACATTCATCTTTATGGCATTTGCTCAAGACGCAGATACTTCAGCACCTACTAAAGCGGATAGTTTTGAAGCTAAAACATATACAGGAGATGGCGGTACTCAAAATATAGCAATGTCTAATGGTATGAAACCTGACTTTGTATGGTTAAAGGAACGTAGCGGTACTCAATGGCATAGTTTGTATGATAGTATAAGAGGTGTTGGAAATAGAATTGTAAGTAATTCTACTAATGCAGAAAATTTTGATGCTAACCGACTTACAGGTTTTAATGATGGTAATTTTTCAATAGGTTCAGATGGAGATACTAATACTCTTAATGATACATATATTTCTTGGAATTGGAAAGCAGCAGACCACGATAGAAATTTAGCTACTATAAACCAAGATGGAAGCATTACAAGTTTAGTTAGTGCGAATCCTGCTGCAGGGTTTAGTATTGTGAAGTTTACAATTTCAAATCCTGCATCGTCACAAACAATAGGACACGGACTTGGAGGAGCGCCTGAATTAATTATTTCAAAATCTACTTCCGATAGTGGAGATTGGTACACTTACCATAAAGACGTAGGAACAGGTAAATATTTAACTTTAAATAGTACTTCAACAGAAACAAGTTACGCTAATGGATTTAGTACAGTAAATTCTACTGTTTGGCAACAATATTTTAGGTCAGATGCAGAATCCCACGTAGCTTATCTTTTCCGCTCTATTACAGGTTATCA